CTGCCGAGCTGCTTCAGCGGCGATACGATCTGCCTCGGCTTTCTCTGCCGCGATTCGGTCAGCCTCGGCCTTCTCAGCTGCAGCCCGTGCCGCTTCAGCTTGGCGTGCCTCTTCTGCCTGGCGTGCAGCCTCGGCTTCTCGGGCTACCCTTTGGCGCTCCGCCTCTGCCGCAGCTTGCCGCCGTTCTTCTCTCTCCTTCTCTTCTTGATAGGCTCTTGCCGCGTTGACGACCGGAGAGCGCGCCACGTCTGCGACCGTGCCGATGACGTCAAGGATCCCGGGCGCCTCACTGGCGACGTCCGCAGCGGTAGCGCCCGTGCTGGCCAAGGACGCAATCCCAGATGCAGCGTCCCCGGTACGGGCGGCAGCATCTAGCGCGCCCTTACCAAAGCCCCCCAGGGCCCCAGTCAAGGCGCCCTTGATCGGATCCTGGCCAGTAGCTGCCGCAACGCCAGACCCAAGGGCCGCCCCTGTAGCGGCCGAGGCAAGCGCGCCGCCACCCAAAGAACCAGCGATGCCGGCTGCGGCGCCAGGGACGAAGGCAGACGCCAAGGCGCCGAGAGCGGCTTTGATTTCTGGGCGACGTGTATCCCGGTAAGCGACATTCTCAGGGCGATTCAAAAACTCGCTCAGCCCAGCGATGTCTTCCTGGTAGGCCTCAACAGCCCCCGGAGTGGCCCCGACGCGAGATGCCTGGGCGTCTCTTGCGGCCAGAATTTGACGATCAAGGTCGGGCTCGCCGGTGAGCTCCTGGGCAGCGATGCCGGTGTACTGGGTGCCCACGGCAGGCGCAGGCTGAGAGGTCGGGGCAACGGCAGGCGTTGGCGCGGGGGCAGATGTCTGCGTCGGGTAACGCTCATTGACGGCCGCGGCGACCCGGTTCAAGAGATCCAGGTTCGATGCATTGCCGATGTTTACGTTGAAGTCGACGCCCAGGGGCACGCCAAGCGCGCCACCGATTCCGGTGGGGCCAAAGTCCGGCATGCCGCCAAAGCTGCCGCCCAGGAAGGGGTCGACACCGACGCCAATCCCTAGGCTGCCAATGCCGCTCCCAGAGAGCATTACCGCTGGCCGCCCATCATGTGCAGCATCATCATCAAGCGCTCGCGCTCAGCCGGGTCCATGCCGGGAGCCTGGAGCGGCATCATAGGCTCGGCCATCATAGGCGGAGAGGAAGCCTGAGGAGGTTGCAGGTCCATGGGGTCAAGCTCAACCCCGGTCAGGGTCGCAATTCGCTGCCGTAATTCTCTACTGATCATGGCGTCGTCACCGTCACTGAGCCGAGGCTGGTCGTGATCGACACCCCGGTCGGGTAAGTCTGATGCTCGTACAGGTTCCGCCACTGGTTGCCGTCATAGGCCTGGTGGATCATGTTCGTGGTATTGAAAATGATCGACCCCGTGGCGAACTGCTGAGAGTCCCTCTCGTCCAAATTGTAGTGCGCGGAGAACGACGGGTCGAATGCCCCCAGGTTGATCTCCAAAACCCGCACGAGGCGGTTGAACGTGTCTGCAGACACGGCCTTGTCCCGGGCCAGCGGGAGCCGTGTCGGGAGCAGCTTGCTCACCGCCGGCCGCTCGGCTGGATATCAAGTCGGGTAGCACCGAGGCGCCACTTATACCCCTTTTGGTCTAAGGCCGCGGCGTCGTCATCGGACTCAAAGCGGAGGACCATCTGACGCCCACGGGTGCGCACGTTGTTAAACCGCGTGGTCTGGGTGATCTGAGACGTCGAGTCCGTCACCAAGGCGTCGCCGGGATAGTTACGGCGCTTGAGCACGATGTTCATCGCCGGGGTGTTCGACACCGCGGGGTCCACCGTGAAGGCCATGTCCGGGATGATCTTCTTCACAAACGCAAACTGGTCGCCGTCGCCGATATCGATGTCGGCAGACTCGACGTAAACCCCGGTCATGGGATCACTATCGTTGTCATATCCAACCTCGTGCTGCACCAGGGCATAGCTACCGTCCATGGTCAGGGCGGCCAAGGGCTTATCGTTGATCCCCTGGTCGATCCATGCGTAGCGGGTCAGCTTCCCGATGCTCCAGGCCTCGTCGAGGTAGTTGTAGGTGACATAACGGCTGATCTCTCCCGTGCCATCCTCGATCGACGGGTAGAAGAACCAGATCTCGTTGTAGGCACTGTTAACGCCCATGACGCACTTGAAGGCCTGGGTCAGGTCGAGGTCATTGAAGACGTATTCCTGGACCGTGCAGCGCACGCGCTGGACCGAGCCGTTGTAGAAGTAGAAGCCATTCTTCGACGCGAAGAAGACCCCGGTCGGGGCGTTGGCCATGGCCTTCGGGCCGACAAGCCCGGCGCCCTCGTTCACCAGGTTCATGGCGAAGGTCAGGGGCGGCCCAATAAAGGTCATCGAGTAGAGGCTGGTGTCGGTCCAGATCAGGACCTCCTGCCGGCTCTTGAGCCCACCCACGATGAAGGACCCGCTCGACAGGCGCAGGGATCCGGCGGTGTTGGTCGCCGTGGGCTCAAAGTCGAGGTCGTTCTCCTGGTCTGAGAAGGACACCAGCATGGGATCCACGACGCCAGTTCGCACGCCGCCAGAAATAGGATCGGAGCCAAGCACGATGAGGTGGCGGTCGGTCTCGGAGGTGATCACCTGAAGCCCAACCGTCGGCACCAGGTTCGCGCCAGAGATCTGCGAGAGCTCTTCAGCACGCACCGTGGTCCCGGAGTTCTCAAGCCAGCGGTAGATCCCGGCGCCCCGAGGGTTGATGATCAAGTTCTCGCCGTAGTTGTCGTGGGTCCAAAGCCGCAGCTGGCTGACCGCAGAAATCGCCGAGGCAGAGCCAAAGCCCCCCGCGCCCCAGATCCCTACGCCCCAGCCGGAGCTCGACACATAAGTGTCTAGGCCGACGTTGATCTGATAGGCGCCGACGACACTCGCGCCACCGTTGCCGGTGTCTGATGCGTTAGCCGCCACCGTGACGCCGGAGGTGTCCTTCGCCGTGATCTCGTAGGTATCGACGTCGACGATACGGGTGATCTGATATTCCTGGTTCAGCACGTCGGCGGTGATCGCACCGCCCAGGCTAACCGCGCCGGAATAGGTCACGAAGTCATTCGCCACGGCCCCGTGCGCCGTATCGCTTACCGTAAGCGTCGAGGATCCGCTGGTCGCGGAGAAGGTGACGTCACCGGCTGCAGTCGTGGCCCGGATGGGGGTTACGTCGTAGTAGGTCTGGCCCTGCTCGACATAGTATTTCCAGGTCGTGCCGATTCCGTTGTAGCGGGTACCGTCTAACGAAAGCCAGGGGTGAATGGCCCGCGGGGTTCCCTCGACACTGCCGCTGCCGTATCGCTGCCAGCCGCCGATCTTTTCCACACGACCCTTGCGGAAGCGGACCAGGTTTCCGTCAACCCAGCCTCCCTCTGCGGCGTAGTCCGTGGACTCTTTAACGATCCCCGGTTGGAACTCCAGCTTTGACAGCGGCATAGCGCATTAGGCCAGCCGGATGATCGCGCCCGTCGCGGTCGGCGTCGGGAACACAATCGTGAAATCACCCGCCGTGCTGGTCTTGTCTCCGCCAAAGTCGATCGCGGCCACCGCCTTGTTGGCGTCGGTGCTGTTGTAAATCAAGCAGCCCCGGGCGGTAATCGTCGCCGTGGAGAAGGTCAGGTCGTTGAAATCAACCACCGCCGTCGTGCCCGTGGCGAAGGGCGTGACGTTGGTCAGGGTCGAGCCGCCGGCGCTGTAGTTGGTTCCGCTGGCCTCGCCAGTGGTCGTGTACGCCGTGGTGCTGGCGCCCAGGGTGGCCGAGCTCGTGTAGAGCGCGAGCTTGAAGGCGTCGCCGGTGGTATTGGTAAAGTTGTGCGTCCCAACCAGGAGCTCCTGCTTGAAGGACGTGCAAATTGCGGAGGTGATGGCCATGTCAAAGCTCCCGAATGATCTGCGCCAAATCGTTTACCCCGCGCGCCCTCATCTGGTTGCTAAGGGTAACACGGTCGCTGCGGATAGCGCTCCGCATCTCCGCCAAGATTACCTCATAGACCTTGTCCCGGAAAGCTAGCGCCTGCTTACGGACGTGAGGATCCGCGTGCTCCGAAATGCCGCAGATTTTCCTGGTCGCCTGCTCTGCCCAGAACTCGGGAGCATGCCCCCGGTTCTGGGTCGTGGAGACCATGACATTCCCCAGCTGCGGCCCTACCTGATCCTTCATCATCCTCGGTAAGGCTCCGGGGCCTTGGCCACCTTGACGAGCTCGATTTCGCGCTCCTCGATGACCTCGCTGAGCTTCGACCTGGGGCATAGGACCCACTCATCCTGGTGGGGCATTGCGACCATAGGATCTTCTAACCTATGGTAGCCATAAAGCCGCTCGGTCACGCCTACGTTGCTATCGAGCAGGCTAGACCGCGGCGAGGCCCCGATGGCGATCTTGTTCTCCAGGCACTTGGAGATCCAGAACTCCACGCAGGCCCTGCCGGCCTCAGCGAAGTGAAGATTGTGGCTGTAGCTGAAGTCCACGCCGAACAGGTCAATGTGCGCGACCTCCTGCCAGTAGGCATAGGCCACGGCATAGGCCACGGTGTTATTTAGATATGCGCATTTGGCATAAGTAACCACCTCGGCCAGCGGGTACTCAACGGCCCCAGGCACCCGCTCGTCGAGCTCGCAGGTGTAGATAGGCCCCGGATGCACGGGAAGCATCTTCCGCATGATCTCCGTCTGGTTGCCG